CCGAATGCAATCATATGCAGTATTTAAGATGGGCAAATATGAAATGGCGAGATAATGATCCTGATACTGTTGCTTATGGATGTGAAAGTTGTGGATGTTTAATACCACATAGTAAGAAGAGATGGATGGTGGAGAGGGGAGAATGGCGAGCTACAGCACCTGGAAATCCTAAACACGTTGGGTTTCATATATGGGCTGCATATTCATATTCACCAAATGCAAGTTGGTCAAATCTTGTCGAGGAATTTTTACAAAGTAAGAATGATCCCGAACAATTAAAAACTTGGATTAATACGATTTTAGGGGACGTTTGGGAAGATCAATATGCGAGCAAGGTTGGTGCAGATGGATTAATGGAAAGAGCAGCAACAGAAAATTATGAGCAAGGCATACCACCAGAAGGTGTTCTCAGTTTGTGTCTCGGATGCGATGTTCAAGACGATAGACTTTCTATGAGCTTATGGGGCATAGGACGTAATGAAGAAATGTATTTAGTTGATAGAAAGGTTATATATGGTAGCCCTGCTAGAGCAGATCTATGGAAACAGATGGATGAAGTATTAATGAGTGAATATGAAAATGTAAATGGTATCAAAATGAAGATTGATAGTGCTGCGATTGACACAGGTGGTCATTTTACCCAAGAAGTTTATCAATATGTAAGAGAAAGAGGTCATATTGGTTTGATTGGAATTAAAGGTATGGGTCAGAAAGGAAAACCTCCTTTAGGAAAACCAAGTAAAGTGGATATAAACTTTTCGGGAAGAGCATTAAAAAGAGGAGTACAATTATTTCCTGTAGGAGTAGATGTTATTAAATCAACACTTCATAATAGATTAAGAGATTCAGAACCTGGAGAAGGCTATATACATTTTTATCCAACAATTACACATGATTATTTTGAAGAACTAACGGCAGAGAGACAGGTGCTTAGATATAAGCATGGTTATCAAGAAAGGGTTTGGGTCAAAAAAAGTGATGCAAGAAATGAAGCTCTTGATGAAATGGTATACGCATATGCTGCTTGGCAAAGGTTATTGCAAAAATATGACAGAAGAACAATATTCGATCAATTTGAAAGAAGGTTAAATCCATCTGACCCTCAAAAGGATAGTAAGGTAAGATTAAATCAAACTAAATCGGCTAAAAAGTCGAATTTTGTCGCTAATTGGTAAAAAAATGACTTTTCCAACAACTATTAGAGCAGGGGATTATGTGCAATGGAGGATACCAGCAAGTCAAGATGTATTTGGAAACTCTATAAGCAGTCCAGATTGGTCAGTTGTTTATTATTTAAGAACAAATACAGGCCCTATCGGTTCAACAATAAGTAGTACTGCATATGTTGATGGATTTCAGTTTACGATTGCTAGTAATGTAACGGCTACCTTCACGGCTGGAGATTGGTTTTATCAAGCGATTGCAAATAAGTCAGGAGCAGAAAAACAGACTATATATACAGGAAAGTTTGAAGTTTTAGCATCTCTTGAATATTCTGGAACTGCATTAAATTATGATGGCAGAACACAGGTAGAAAAAGACTTAGCAACAATACAAACTGCGATTAGGAATATTATTAGTGGTGGAGTTGTACAAGAATACAAGATAGGAACAAGATCAGCTAAGAAATATGAGTTATCAGAATTACTTGCATTAGAGAGTAGATATAAAGCAGAACTTGTTCGAGAGAAACAAGCAGAAACCATAGCTAATGGTCTTGGAAATCCAAGAGCCACATTTGTACGTTTTAACGGAGCATATTAATGGGAATACGAACTAACATTTCAAATACTGTAAAAAGAGTTCTTGGTTTCGGAAGGAATGCTAAACCATTTGCAAGTATTAAAAGAGCATATCAAGGAGCATTAGTTTCTAGGCTTACTTCCGATTGGATGAGTAGCCAGTTGAGTGCCGATGCCGAAATAAGGAATAGTTTGCGTAAGCTAAGAGATAGATCAAGAGAACTTGTAAGAAATAATCCTTATGCTAGACAAGCAAAAAGAACAACACAAATAAATATAGTTGGAACAGGTATGAAATTTCAATCTCTTGTTTCACAGATAAGAGGAAACAAAAGAGATGAAAGAGTTAACAGTTTAATTGAGGAAAAGTGGGCAGAATGGTCAGAAGCTTACAATTGTGATTGTGCTGGGAAGTATTCCTTCCACCAATTTGAATGGTTATCAGCAGGTGCATTATGTGAGTCTGGAGAAGCTATTTTTAGAATTGTAAGAAAACCATTTGGTGACTCAAAAGTGCCATTAGCTCTACAGATGATTGAGAGTGATTTATTAGATGAAGAATATGATGGTAAAACACTAAAGAAAACAAATGAATGGAGAAATGGTGTTGAGGTTGACGAATGGGGTAGAGCTGTAAGATATGCAATCCTTACAAAACATCCAGGGGATGCATATTATTTAGATTTTTCTGCAAATCAAAAATTACATATATTTGTACCAGCAGAAGATATTATCCATTTATTCTTACCCGAAAGACCTGGTCAAAATAGAGGAGTGCCTTGGTTTCATAGTGTGATGGCTGATATGCACCAATTACAAGGCTATGAAGAAGCTGCTGTTATTAGAGCAAGAGCAGGTGCAAGTATTATGGGATTCATACAAAATGATCAAGGAGAGTTGATTGGAGATGAAGTAGAGAATAACCAAAGGATACAAAGCTTTGAACCTGGAACATTTAGATATTTGATGCCAAATGAAAAAGTAACAGTACCTGACATTGATTATCCATCTCAACAGTATGAGATGTTTGTAAAAAATAAAATCAGACGTTTTGCAACAGGAATTGGATGCAGTTTTGAAACTATAAGTAAGGATTTTTCTGAGACTAATTATTCTAGTTCTAGATTAAGTTTGCTTGAAGATAGAGAGCATTGGAAATTCTGTCAAAAGTACATTATTGATAATCTTCACTACAGAGTATTTAAAGAATGGTTAGAACTTGCAGTTTTAGCAGGTGAGTTAGATTTCCCTGATTATTCAGAAAGACCAAAAAGATATTGCAAACCAAGATGGACTCCACCTGCACAACATTATGTTGATCCTTTGAAGGAGGTGAAGGCATATAGAGAAGCAGAACAAGCTGGATATATTAGTAAGGCACAAGTTATTGCTGCTACTAATGGTGGAGATTATGACGATATTATTGCTGAGATTGCAAGAGAGCAAGAGGTTGCCAAGGGGTTAGATGTAACATTGGATAAGGATTTAGATTTAGAAGTTGAGATTGGTTCTGAGGGTAATGTAAATATTACAGCCCCACCAACAACTCCTAGTAGATCTAAAAAACGTAAAAAATCTGATTAATTATGGCAAACGTCAATGGTACTGATATAAATCTGATGCCAACCGATGGTATGAGAAAAGAAGCAGAAAGATATAGAGAATGGAAAAAAGAAGGAGAAGGTGGTGGTACAGATGTTGCTAGGACAAGAGCAACACAAATATTAAGCGGAAATGAACTATCACCCGATACAGTTATTACAATGAATGCATGGTTCGCCCGACATGAGTCGGATAAATCGGGAAAAGGCTATCGTCCTGGTGAAGATGGCTATCCTAGTAATGGTAGGGTAGCATGGGCTGCTTGGGGCGGTAATCCTGGACAAACATGGTCTAGGTCAAAGTCTAATTCAATTAAAAAAGCTAGGGAGCGTTCTATGGCTGAAGAAACAACAACAGTTGAAGAAAGAGCAGAACCTGATGCGTTAAGCGTTGGTGATTTTGTATCTTGGAATTCTAGTGGTGGTCGAGCTAGAGGAAAAATTGATCGTATCACTAGAGATGGATCAATAGATGTACCTGATAGTTCTTTTACTATTACAGGAACAGCGGAAGACCCTGCTGCATTAATTACTTTGTATAGAAATGGGGAGGCTACCGATAGAAAAGTCGGTCACAAATTTTCAACACTTACAAAAATTGCCGACATTAGATCGATTGAGGTTGGAGATAAATTTGAACGTAAAGAAGTTACTGACTTCAAAAATGTGAAATCACGCACATTTGAGTTTCCATTTAGTTCTGAATTTGCTGTAAAAAGGTATTTTGGTAACGAAGTGTTAAGCCATGAAGCAGGTGCAGCAGATTTATCACGATTAAATGATGGCGGTGCGGTTCTGTTTAATCACGATATGAACAAACCAATTGGAGTTGTTGAACGTGCTTACATAGATCCAGAAGATAAGCGTGGATACGCTAAAATCCGCTTTTCTCGCAATAAATTTGCTTCTGAAGTCTTAGAAGACGTTAAAGATGGTATTTTGCGTGGAATTTCTTTTGGTTATCAAATTAATGATATGGAAGAAATGGAAGATGGCATGAGAGCATCGAGCTGGTCTGTCCACGAATTATCAGTTGTAACAGTTCCAGCTGACCCAACAATTGGTTTTGGGAGAAGTTTGATAGAACCCTCTCAAGGTAATAGTATTAATATAGAAGATAAATCTCCTGTCGAAGAGATTAATTCTGCGGTTGAATCCGCATCACCCTCGGTTCGCACTATGGAAGAATCAACACAAGAGACTGCGGTTGATACGGCTAATGAAGCCGTAGAGATCGACATCAAAGCCGAAGTACAACGTGCTATTGATGAAAATAATGCTCGTACAGCATCAATCACTTCTTTATGTCGTGAGTTTGGAAAGTATGGAGCAGAAGAACTTGCTGACACACTTATAAAGGGTAATAAATCACCCGAAGAGGCAAAGGCAGCAATCCTCGATCTTGTTAAAAACAAGGCAGAGGTTATAAATACACCAATCCGTTCTACTGACATGGCAACAAATGAAGTTGGCTTAGAGCCAAAAGAAGTGAAGAGATTCTCTTTTTTAAGAGCATTAAATGCTTTAGCAAATCCTACAGATCGTCAAGCTCAAGAAGCAGCAGCTTTTGAGAGAGAAGTATC